CCGTTGGTAATATTAATGTTACGGCTCCTTTAGCGCCCCAAACAATAGATTATCAGGCTATTACTGATAAGAACATACCGGGCTTTATGTCACCTAAAGATAGAGAGGAGATGATGAGTTATTATGTGGATCAACACAATGAAAGCGCGGGTGGTAACGCACTTACTTCAAAAGGGGATGTTCTTAAGAAAGGGGATATTCTTAGGTCGGAGTTAATAACAGAGAGATATATGTCTGGGGGTGAAAATAATCCAGGTGAAAGCCGCTATAACTTCGTCGATCCCTTTTCCGCCCAGACACTTGATGACTTTTACCAAACACAAACTTACTCTACGAAAAATAAAGTTCAATCGGATGAGGATAAAGCAACCAAATCTGTAAGGAATGAAATCAAGAGCAACCCTGGATTTGCATCAGCAATGACAGAAATAAATAAAAATATGCCGCCAGAGCTACAACGTGAGCTTTATGGTTTTGGTAAGTTAGGTCAGATTGGCTTGGATCAAGCTAATGAAAAGTATACAGAATATCAAAAAGCGATGGCTTTGCGTAATGAAGTCGTTCCAGAAAACAACCAAACTGCCAATTTGGAACAAGATTTAAGGAAGATAGCAGAGTCTATGGGTATAGGCTTGCCTGATTTATCAAAGGCAGAAGATAGAATAGATAATTTAAACAAACACATTGCAGGGGCCCTAATGGGCGAGGCTATTGCTGGCAAAACAATTGGTGGGCGTGTGTCCGCAGCTGCGGCTAAAGGGCTAAGGCTTGCGAAGAAAACAGCGGAAGAACGTTTAACTTCGTTAGAAGGATTACAAACCAGTTTAATTGAAAACATTCCAACAAGTGCAGGATCAAATATAACAGATCTTTATCAAGAAAAACCGACCAAAGAAGCAATTGAAATGTTCGGCGTTACTGTTGACAGATACGTCCCTAAGCCTGGGTCAGGGGTAGGCAGTCTTTATGCTTACAATGAAAACTTAGATACAAGATTTTTAAGCACTATGACTCAAATTGATAGCAACATAGATATTTTAGATAAAGCTTATTCGTTACTTAGTACAGATCCAGATTTTAACAATGTTGCTGGTTTAGAAGGTGCTGTGGATAGTATTAAACAAACCTTAAAAGGACTTGGAATTGGGCGTGATGGAGAAGTAGCCGCAGGAAATAAATACGATAAGTATATGCAATACTTAGCCGCACAGTTGGCTCCAGCAATTCTTGGAGAAAGCGGACGAACAATATCAGATGCGGACCGTGTTAGAGTTATGGCAGTATTGGGTTTTAGAAATGAAGGTACAGAGAAGGAACCCATATTTACATTTGTCAGTACAACCGGAAAAACCGATGCAGAACTTAGAGAGTCTATAGACTTAATTTATGGCAAACTTTTAATGGGTAGAAAAGACGCCTATGAAACCTATCGAACCTACAAAAACAACATGGACCCAGGTCCCACTGAAAAGGTTTTGTTGCCAACTTACGATGAATTATTGGAACAAATGGATAACGATGAAGACAAAAACGTCTCTGTGAAAATTGGCGGAGAAAATATAAGTTCAGATGACTTAGGTTTTGAAGTTGAATTAAGTCCAGAAGCACAAAAAGCATTTAATAAATATGGAAATCCAACGGCAGATTATGAGGCTCCTCTCAAGAAAACAAGCGCTCGTAATCGAAGGAGAAGGGATTAATGGCGACTGTTGACCAAATATTAAAAGCGGCATCAAAGGCAAGAGCGGCTGGAGATGAAACAGCAGCTAGAGCCTTGCAGAATGCAGCAACTCGTGTCTCACAAGAACAAGGTCAACCTTCTACTATGAACATGGCACCTGTTGAGGTTGATCGCTCTGGTGTTAAAGATGGTTATCTTCGTAGATATTTAGCTCGTGGTGACAACGATGCAGAAAAAGAAGGAAGACTACAAAAACTTGGTTTCACCCCAGAGATGTATCAAAAAGATGTTGAAGGTACTGGATATTTACTGGACAGAGATAAAATACCAGAGAAATTAAAAGAAGAATATAATATTCAAGGCAAAGGATTATTGTCTATAGAAGATAAAGGGTTATCTCGCTACGACTTTGGAGAGTTCTTTTCTGCGAATCGAGGGGCGCTGGTCGGAGGAGCAGCTGCAAGTTTAGCAGCGACTGGTGTGGGTCTTCTTCCCGCAATGGCTGTTGCAGGGGCAGGTTCTGGTGCTGGATACTTACTTGATGAAGGAGTGGAGTACGCATCAGGTAATCAGAAAGAATCACTAGAAGATCTAGGAGGTCAAGCGGTAGTTGAAGTGGCTTTAGGTGCCGGGGGAGAACTTGGAGGCAGAGCCCTTTCGAAATTGTTTGCGAGTCTTATCAAGGGTCCATCAGGGAAAATAGCAAATGAAAAAAGAGAACTTTCTCGAAAAATAATTGCAGAAGGTGGTCGTCCCACAATTAGACAAGCAACAGATCGTCCCATTTTGGGAAGGCTTCAAGCAATTTATGAAGGCGTTTTTCCAAACCGCGCTGCGGCAGAACAAAATGCAAACGCTGTTATAGAGTCTTTGAAAAAAATTAAATCAAACGATCCTTCAATTTCAAATGCGGATTATGACGCAATGTTACAAGGAATAAAGAGAGACTTATCGGTTATGTATGGCGGTTTTGACGATGCAATAAAAACCGCAGATGATAATTTAAAAACCGTAATTGATAAAAATTTAGATGAATTAAACACTGTGTATAAACGTGGACTTTCGAATGAAAAATCTTCACAAGCGATTGCGGAAACGTTGAAAACATCGAAAAAGATTTTTGATGAAGACATGACTTTTGCGTTTTCAGAAGCAAATAAACTTCTAGGCAATGCACCAATAATTAATATGAAACCCGTTTATAACACACTTAAACAAGAGGCCGCAAAAAATGAGGCTCTTGGACTTACTGAAAGTAAAATCGGTCAACTATTAAAAAAATATGCTCAAAACGAGACCAATGGAAATGTCTCGGTTGAAAAAGCAAATGGCCTAAGAACCGCAATTAATGAAGCGGCGTATAATGACAACATTTTAGCCACCACGGACCAAATGATTATATCTCGATTAGGAGACAAATTAAAAAAAGCATTTCAAGAAGCTGAAGCTATTGCGGCTGAAGCCACAAATAAAGCAAAAAACTTAAAGCCGGGTGAAAGATTAAGAAGTGCTCAAGGAGGTAACTTTGTAACGGGATCTGGATTACAACAACAACTTGATGGATTTGTTGCTTTACGAAAAGCACAAAGACAATACGAAAAGGGTATAGCACGTTTTCAAAACACAGCGGTGCAAGAGTTTTTTTCAGACGCCAGTAAAAAAGCAAATTTCAATCCTATGGGTCTTATTAACAATAAATACGGCTTATTCGATAGAAACCAAGGAAAAGAAATAAAACAGTTCCTTAAATCAGTTGTTCCGTCTGGTCAAAGAGCAATGAATCAGGTGCCTAATAAAATTGGCGATATAATTGATAACAATATTGAAATACGAACTACTACAGGTGAGGTTAAGAGACTTAAAGATGTAGTAGATCAACTACCAGCCGAAGATCCAACAAAACGTTTTTACCAAGAAAAGTTCCAAGATCTTGTGCGCTATCAAACAAATTTAAATAAACTTAGAGGACAAGGAAAAGACACACGCGAATCCGTTAGACAATTGTTAGCTGGCTCATATTTAGAAGAGCTAGTCGCTCGTAATACAAGACGAGGAGACGTGGTAGATTTTGCAAAATTAAACCAAGAGATTTTAAACTTAGGAGATACCGCTCCTGCTCTTTTCGGAGCGGAATTTAAAAAGGTGTCAAGTTTGGTTGATGATCTTGCTTCAAGCAATGCTAAAATGACTGACGCAGACTTTGCAAGATTAAGAGGAAGACCAGTTACTGAGCATATTGCTCAACTTCAATCTTTGAAAGATGAATTAGCTGAGTTTGATAAACAACCTTTAGTTAGAAAGCTCCAACAAAGCTTGGCAAATAGGGATGTAGATGGGTTAGTGAGGAGTGTTTTAAAAGACGACAACGGACAAGCAATACAAGAGTTGTCAAACCTTACAGGTGGCCCAAACAGTGCAACTATGGAGGCTGTTCGTAGCGCAGCAATGGAAAAAATACTGTTGGTTGCAGGAAGTGACTCGGCGGAAAATGGTGTTGAATTTGTTGAAGAAGTCTTAACGGGAAAGCATTTTAAAGCTTTTGATAAACAGTTGAACAAGTACGGCAAGTCGTCTTTAACAAACTTATTTGGAAAAGAAACATCAGACGATCTTTTTGAATTAGCTCAGTTTTCAAAAAACATTTCCAACGAACCATTAAAAGGTCTCGGTGGTTTAGTAGCTTCAAGCACAGTAACGGGTCTTAGTCTTTTTGCAATCGCAATGGCACCTTTAAAAGCAGCAACGGCTGCTGCTGGATTGAAATTTATGTCGTATGTATTACGTACTCCAGGTTTTTTAAAGATTATAACAAGACCGACTGGCGTTCGCAGTGGAAAGCTTACAAAACCTTTACCAGATGAGGATTACGATAAACTTGGAGTTTTGTTTGAAAAAGCAAATGAGTTTGCGGCTCAATCAGCTGCGCAAGGTGTAAACCAAGCGCAACAAACCGCAGAAATCTTAATTGACCGTGCTCCAGAGAGACTTGAAATGATGGAGCAAAGAACACAAGCTAGAAGAAAGAAAATGCCTTCAACAGAACGTATGATAAATTTTGCAAGACCTGATATAGCGTTACAGCAGCCTACACAAAGAAGAGCGGTATCTCCGTCGCTGCTAGGTGGTAATCCACAAACACAAGCGATCAACGCAGAGATTGCTCGTAGATTACAAAACGTTAAGTAACCTGTCCCCAGTTATCTACCAATTCATCATCAACACTAGAAGGCACTGTTAAGATATCCGACAGGCCGTTCTCCATTATATCTTTGATTTTACGTGCTTGGTTTTCATCATTCACTGAGAAGCATAGCTCATCATGAACAGTAAGCATTGGCAAAAGCCCTTCTTTATAACAGTCAAGCATAGCTCTTTTCGTTTGATCAGCTGCAGATCCTTGAATTAACTTATTTAATGCTTTGTATGTAAAAGCTCTACGAATAAACGGACCATACTCTTTCATGGCTCTTTCGTATGGCAATGGTTTTTTATATCCAAAGGATCTAGGTTCATACAAATCAAACCTACACTTGCGACCAAGTAATGTCCTGATAGAACCTGCATCCCCCGCACGGTCACTAGCCATTTTTGCAAGATCCTTTACAAAAGGCACTCTTTCGTGATGGATGTCCAGAAGATCCGTTGCCTCGTCTTTAGTAATTGAAAGTTGTGCCGCTAACTTACCTTTGCCCATTCCATACATGATACCAAGATTTACAGTCTTTGCCTCAGTCCTGCTAATCTCTGCGATATCGGCAACCATTTGATGCAAGTCTCCAGTGCCTGCGTCATACGCTTTTTTAATTGCAGTAAGGGAGGGACTTTCTACGATAAGATTAGCAAAATGCACAAGCAACCTTGGCTCTTGACTCGCATAATCAAACGAGCCCCATCTACAACCGTTCTCTGGAATAAACAAACCACGAATTAAACTTTTAATCTCTTTGTCTCTTGAAGGAATTTGCTGAAGATTAGGGTTTGAGCTTGAGAATCTACCCGTAACGGTTCCACCATCATCAGAGCGTAATTGATGAAATTCAGCATGTATTCTACCTTTGGTCTCATGCCTTAGAATCGTGTCTATAAAAGTACTGTCTGCCTTATCAAACTCTCTTAGTCTTACAATGGCTTGCGCGACCTCGTTACTATGTGATTGAAGCCATTGCTTAGTAAAGGAGGGCGCGCCTTGTTCTGTACGTGTATAAGGTTCTCCTAAAGCGTCAAACACCTTTGCGACAGAGGCGCTGGCCCAAGGCTCTACTGTTACTCCGGACTTTTCTTTAATAAACGAGTGTAAAGTTTTTACTTTATTTTGAAGAGACTTTTTAGCTCTCTCTGCACCATCGACATTTACCTTAACACCTTGAGTCTTCATGTCTAACATCATTGGTATGAGATCAGTTTCAAGCTCCCAAATGTTTTTTAAATCCTGTTTAGAAATCTCATTTTTAAAAAAGTGCCATAAACGCAGAGTTAACGCGGCATCTTGTTCAGCGTAAGCACCCACATACTTTGGGGGAAGTTTATACATTTGTGATTTAGCATCAATTCCAAATTCTTTTGCCGCAGCGCGAAGTAGCTTTTCGTTTTTTGTCTCTCCAAGATAATCCTTGCCAAGAGAATTAAGAGCGTAACTTAATCTATTTTCATCCACTAATGCGCCAGTAATCATCGTATCAATGACTCGACCTTGCACCTCGATGCCTTCGGCTCTCATCCAGCCCAAATCATAGGAGGCATTGTGCATGATTTTGTCAATGTTAGGAGTTTCCATGTGCTGTTTAAGCCAACGCAAAGCCATTTTAGCACCGACGTTCTGGCCCCGCTCATGTCTTATGGGGAAATATCCGCTCCAGTCATTGGATGCTATTGCGATACCTACGATGAAACCGTCCTTACGAGCCCATCCGGGTCCAAGCACTTTTAAATTTGGATCGCACGTTTCTAAATCCACTGCCAGTTCTTTGCAATGGCGTAGATCCGGAAACTCGCTTGGAATATTCCAGTCTTGCTCAATGAGATCCATTTCATTTTTGATTTGAAAATCTTTATCTTGAGTAGGCCGTTTAAACAGATTTGTCTGATTTTTCATTTTTTGTGTTTTCTATGATTTGGTCTACCATTTTTCTGGTCATAACTTCACCAATCTTAGGCTGCTTTATTTTTTCTTCCCTTATACCAGACTCAGCACCAAGAGCCGTATAACCTAACTTATCAATCCAAGAATCTTTGTGACCCCAGTTTTTTAAAATTCTACAGGTCTTTAACCAGTCCATCATAAGGGCCACATGCGCTACGTCAAAACCCACCCCAAAATCTGGGTCGTTACAAGAATTGGCTATAACCTGCCAACCCACGGCAATATCATGAAACATTTCGTCAGCATCACCGTAAGTTTCTGCTCTCTCTCCATTTATAAGCTCTAAAGCTTCTAAGATTGCTTGTTCTTTTTTCATCCTGTACATTCTCCATGATCTTGTTGACAAAGATATGCCTCATCATCAAATAACCAATCACCTTGTCTTGAGACAAAATTATTTAACTCATACCCACTTGTACGACCACCGCTAAAATTTATCGCCACATGCCCTTCAGGAAGTTCATATGTCATAGCGGTATTTCTTGTTTGACTCTAATAAATATAGATTTTCTCTGGCCCTAGTAATCGCGACGTAAAAAGCTCGATGCTCCTCATCTTGATCATCGTTATTTACACAAGCATAAGTACTGCCAAGATAAACTATGCAGTTGTCATCCTCCCCGCCTTTCATTGCGTGAAATGTTGAGACGTTTATGCGTGGTGGCTGTGTAATATCTTCTCCCATACGTTCTAGAGACTCAATATAAATTCTCTCTTGCTCCCCTAATCCTGCCACGCGATAAGAATCTGCTTCCTTGGGAGCAACTAATTTAAAATTTTTAACTAACTCCCAGTAGTCATACGCAGCGTCTATCGGACATTCTTCAATGAGCTTTCTACCTCCACGTTTAACGACTTTATGGTCTCCCTGCTTTGGAACTATCTCAAAGAAAATTTTTAATTCTAAAGCTGGAACAGAATCTCCTGATTGAAGACGCTCCCATACTTTCATGGTAATAACTCGCTTTGGATCTACTGAAGGGACATTCTTTAACGAATAATAATATCCTAATACACGAAGTTCCTCTGCAAAATCTCTCGCAAAAGAATTGGTTCGGGCCATGATGGTCCAAGACCCTTTCTCCAACGGCGCATCAGAAAGATGCAAAATCGCATGTACCTGACCACACTCATCTTTAGGTAAGAACTCTTTTGGCAACCGTACTGAAATACGCTTAGATAGATCAACGGCAAGTTTCCAAATACTTTGAGGTAATCTGTATGATTGTTTCAATACATGTATATTTTTTGACCTTTTTATAAACAAGTCAACGTCTACACCCGCCCACTTGTGAATGGCTTGGTCATCATCCCCTGCTACAATCGTCTGTTTACTCGACGAGGACATCTTTTTCTCCATGTCCCACTGCAAAGGCAGTAAATCTTGTGCCTCATCTACAATTAGAAGATCAAATTTTGGAGGATCAACATATTTCACATAAAGTTCAATCATGTCCTCAAAATCATGTTTGTTATATGTTTTCTTATAGTTTTGTATTGTTTCATATATTTGAACTAACTTCTCATAGTGCAGCGTTGTATTATTAGAGACGTTTAACTCGTCAGATAAACTTACTTTCCGCAAACGTGAACGGGAAATAACATTCATATATTCACCTGCGTTTCCACCTACCGTGGTCATCACAACCCCATCATTCATTAAATTAGGAGTGCCTTCAAAGTCTAAACCAAGACTATTACCGATTACTTCAAAATCCTTTGAACCCAAGAGTTTTGTACTGTCCAGACCCAAGGCAGACTTGCCAAGAGCGTGCATTGTTTTGACATAAGGAAAAGCTTTTTTATTGAGGTTAAACTCTAAACAAAGACGATCTAACATCTCCTCAACAGCTTTTCGTGTAAACGAGACCATACCCAACTTAACAGGAGAGCCTCCCGCGCCTAAATATTCTCTAACATGCTGAACTAAAGTGTACGTTTTACCGCATCCAGGAGGGCCTAAGATTAATTTATCCACCCTTCTTTTCCTCTAACCAATCCTCTATATCCTTCTCAACCCACCTTGTGGCTGGCTTCCGGTTGTCACTAAGTCTAATTGGAGTTGGAAAAGTGCCTTCACTTGTCCATTTCCACACGGCAGCTTCGGAAATATTAAGCATACCCGCTACTTCTTTTGCTTTTAGTAATTTATTAGAACGGGATGTCATTCTCTTGGAACTCCTCTGGATCTAGTTTTACTTCTGTTTCTTCAAATTGTGGAACCCACCAAACTCTTATTGTGGATCTACTATCGTCTCTTTTTTTAATGGCATGATGTCCGTTACACTTATCATCGTTATTAATTTGTCTTAATTGTTCTTGAATCTGCACCCCACTGTAGTGATCGAACCTCCTGTTTTTTAGAAATTCCATTAAACCATCCATTTTGAAAAAGGTTTTGCCGTTTTCTGTCCAAGGCTTGCCAAGTTCCATTTCTTCAGGAACCATTGCTCGCCT